GAGTCATAACCTGCACATCATTAACGGGTGTGGGGCTAGAGGAATCGTTGTAATCGTACGGAGGTACGTTGGTAAACGGCACATTGTCGATAAACCAGTCGATGTCCGTACCCAAGTTAATCAAACGCTGTGGAATTGTGTTCTCTTGGAACAAAAGCGCCACGTTCTCAACCTGCGTAGCGCGGACATTCGGCACATCAGCAGACGCGATAGTGGTCTTTATGTCTGCTACATGGGTATTTGGTGCGCGGAATACGCGAATGTTGTTCTCAGTCAGGAGTAACAGGTAGTGCCGGTCATCCTCCACGCTGAAGTCCAACATCTTGAAGTTAGATGCGGTAGCGGTCTGCTCAATCGGCGCAACCGTACCCACAGAAACCACAGAAGTAGTGAGATCAGTAGAGCCAACCCTAGCCAATCGCCAGTATCTAGCAGTCTTACCCACAAACAACCGGAAGTCCTGCGTAGAAACACCTAGTAGCGGGACACTAGCCGCGTCAGTGTAGGTCACATCGTCCGTTGAAGATTGAATCTTGAACTCGCTAGACGTACCAGCAGACAGAAACACGTTCCTAACATCAAAGAACTCTATCGCTTTGGCAGATCCTAAGTCGAACTTACATACCACATACGGATTGGTAGTGGATATACCTACAGTGGTGGTGCATACCGTGGAATCGTTGTCATCATTTACGTTGGCAGCCGTTCCGCCATTGGGCGCTGTGGCAACCGTAGTATTGCGAGTGAGAGTGTTGATAACAGTCTGCACATACTCGGTACCGGGCCGACGCTTCACTCCACCTTGAGGCACGATAACCACGTTCTTCGCGGTCTGTACGCCCTGATAATACTGGGCAAGGTCAATACGCCCCTTCAGTAGAGGACTAAGCTCGCCGCTTACAAAACTAGACTGTATGAATCGTGTCTTAGCCATCTTAAAACTTAATAATAGAGATCTGAATAGCGTTAGCAGCTGGTGCAAATGCCGTGGCAGCAGCAGCATTCATCCACACATCCACGTCATCCACCGCAAAATTGGCTTGGATGTAGTCGCCAGCGTTCAGTGTCAAAGCAGAAGAAACGCCAATGGTATGGGTGGCTCCGTTCTCCTTCACCGTCTCCCTAACTGACTTGTTAGCCGTGGTAGACCCGTTGATGCTGGGGAAGAAATACATTGTCTTTGCATCCCCAGAGTTACTAAGCAGTTGGATGTTGCCGGTAATCAGGTACGTCCCACTCTCTGCGAACTCAATCTTGGTGTTGTCAGATGGGTTCAGGGTGATGCCGCCGCTATTCGTGATAGCCGTATTGAATGGCACCTGATATGCCGTATCAGCTTGAGCAGCCACAACGTTAACAGTAGAAGCAAACGTAGCACTGCCGATACCCGTAGCTGCTACGAAGTCCTCACGCACTACAGTAACAGTCCGAATACCTACCGCCGTAACCCGGCACATAAACGTGGTGACACTAGCTCGGACAACGATAAAGTCGTTTACGTTTACAGAAGTAAATGCGGTGTTGAAGTACCCATCACCCAGCACAACGTCCCATGTATCAGACGTTTGGTATGTCCACCAAGAGGGTGAGGGGGTGGTTCCGCCGTGGCGACTGAATGACTCGAAGTCGAAAGCCATTAGTACCTCACATTTGTGAACGGGTTACTGTGTATCCTCGTCTGTGGATGCTGCTGGGAGTCCGTAAAACGCGCCATACGGGACGCATTCAGGTACTCCGCAGCCATCTCCCCCCTTGCAGAAACGCTGTCCCTGACGCTCGTAGCGAAGTCCTTGGCTAATGCGTACTCAATCATCTTAGAGAAGTAGATAGGCCACTCACTCTCAGGTACGTCATATATGTAGTCGCAGTACAGAGCGGACTTACCATTGGTATATACCTTGTCGCCATACACTTGATAGCCGGTGTTTGGGTATAACTTGATAAGTACCAGAAGGTCAGATGGCAGTTGGTAGATAGATTGCCACTCAGGATCTGCAGGGACATCGGTCGTTAGTGAAAGTTGGGCCTTCTTACGGGCAAACCCCCACCGATGTTTGGTCAGTTCAAACTTTACAATGTTGTCGTACAGGTTAGACCCAACCTGCTGGGCACGAGTGTTCCCGTCTAGCGTGTTAATAGGCGAATCACCAATAAGGATCAGCGCGTTACTTACTAGGTCGATCTTACTCGCCATATCTTATCCTCAAAAAAAGAGCGGGGGGCCGAAACCCCCCACCCAAACTAGGCGTCGCCTAGCGCCGTACCAGATGCACAGTCAATCGCTGTCCCGGTATTACTTTTCACAAACGTGACAGTAACCGCAGCAGCATCGCTATCACTTACGAAGATAACGTCGTTGACTTGCAACTCGTTGATTGCTGGCAGGAAGTAATCCGCACCAGTAACCGTAGCGATAGAGTCAGAAGACGCATATGCGTATACCTTCTGAGCATCGCCCATCCCACCAATGCGGGAAAGTTTGTCGTAATCAAAAGCCATGAGAGATCCTCCTTTAAGCAGTCTTGTCGTATTGAACTTTAACCAGACCACCCTCGTCGCGTACGACAGAGCCAGCTTTCAGCATACCGTTGGTCAACCAAGCAGTACGTTCAGCGATCCAGTTGATTTCGGTCTTCATGTCGATACCGATGGCAAGGCCAATAGCAGGACGTTGGAAGAACCATGAATCCACGACGTTAGCCGCTTCAGTCAAACCGCCTTCAGTACGAGTCTCAAGGATGATGAACTGGAAACCTACGAGAGTATTGATCTCACCAGCAACCAAAGCCTTGATAGCTTGGTAGTCGCCAGAAGTAGCCTTCTCATCGTTCAACAAACCACCCAGACCACCAGCTTCAATGGCAGCGAACAACTCAGTGTTCGGTACACCTTGGTCGCGCAGTTCTACCTGTGCATCAATGACTTTAGCCATCGTCAGGTTAGTACCGCCAGCAACAACAGCCGTGGTGAGGGGAGTAGATGCGTCCATAGCGTCGATAACCAACTGGTCACAACGACGGCCCAAGGCACCTGCAATAGTGTTTGCAAGCTCTTGCTTCTCATCGAAGTTAACTTCAGCGGCATCGAAGATGTCCGTGTACTCGGGAGCGTTCCAGTTAGCCAGCGTAGCTGTCTTGAACTCATGAGACACGTCCATTGGAGTTACCAGATCAGAAGTAGACTTCTGGTTGGCAAGCCCTTTGCCCATGCGACGGAATTTGTAGGTATCACCTACTACATTATTACGAACAGTAACACCGCCTTTCAGCAGGCCCATGCCCTGATAGGCATGTTTAACCATACTGTCAAACTCGGTTACCGCAACAGCGGATAGATTCTTTGACATTACTAAGTCCTCAAAGTTGTCAAAATTAATTTAACGAGGCGTGATTGCCTCTCACTCTAAGGTCTTAAACTGAGTACCCGACAGATCGGTCAGTCCTTAACCTAAATCTGTCAGGCCCAAATGGGGTATCCGACGGTTGTAAGATACCACATTTTTCAGTTTGTCAATAATAAATTTAGCCAAATGTCTGCGAATATGGCTTATCACCACCAAATTCCTTCATCATTCGCTGAATTTTAGCCTCATGGTTGCGATCAACCGACCTGAGTAGCTGTCCGTTCTCATCTTTCTTGAACATCTCAGCTTCAATGTCACCCCATGTCAGGCCACCGGGTTCGATGTGTCCGTCGATAGGTAGCTTGGCCGGAGCCGTAGCGCCGATTAGCGCCTCTACCAGTTCGATAGACTCCGCGCTGTTAACCGCATAGCGCACCTTCTCGTAGGTATCGTTGTCGAGATTGTTCTTCATGAACTGCTCAACAGTCTTCACCCGCTCAGGAGCGTTATCACCTAGACGCTGCATCTCCATTTCGGCAGATACTTCCTCTACCGCCTCGCTCTGAGAGATCAACAGATCCCAAGCCTCGTTGAACGAGTCCTGATTCATGTTGGTTTTCTCGGCAAAGCCTTTGAGCGCGTCCATTAGTTCGTCACCTTGCTCCACTCCCTCCGGTATGGCGTAGCCATCTTTAGGAGCGCCGGTAAAGCCGCCGAACTTCTTTTCTAATTCTGTGTATGCCTTGGCTTGGTCAGCCACGGACTTGTACTTCTCTGCCTTGTACCACTCGGGCGTGTCACCAGTACCCTTGATTCCTTCCGTTAAGAAGTATTCACCTTCAGAGAGGGTGGGTTCTGCTGCATCCACAAGGGACGTAGGTTCATTACTTTCAAGGGTGTCGTTTTCAACGGCCTCTGACATTCTTTATCTCCAAGGATAGTTAATTACCGCCCTCTTGGGGCTTACAGGTTGGTGCTTGAGAAGGATCTGTACCAATCTCCGCTCACCGTTTAACAGCGCGAGATCGTTTACATCAACCCAATCAACGTGTTGATTAGACTTGTAGCAACGAAACGCCCTGAATTTGTGTACGTACTCGAACCGATCAATGCCGTACTGGGTGCCGACCTTCTGTAGCCAGTTCATATCGAACTTGATCTTCTTCAAGTAGTCGGGTTCAGCGCAGACCACTTCGATCTTGCTCTTGGTTGCCCGTTTCTTGGGCTTCACTTCTTCCACTTCTTCCAATTGTTCTACTTCGCTCATACTTTCTCCGCTTGCTGTATGTAGTGAACGATCATACGAATGACCCCCGCCTCGCCATTGTGATAGGCAGCCTCGTATTCCACGTTCCTCGCACCAAGGTCTGTGGAGTTATCTAACAGGAACTTCCGTGTCAGATCCTCCACCACCTTTTGCCCGTCTTCGGTAGAGAAGCATCGGCTATATGCCTTTGCTAATTCAGAGAAACGCTCTCTGGCCTCCGCAGAAGCCTTGTAAGCGTCCTCATTCCTACCCTCTATGTTCTGCCAACTCATTCAACAACCTGCAGCTGAGGCGATTCTGGGGGCATCTGGGGCTGTTGTGCCATCTCTTGCTGCGCTCCGGCTTCGATTGCCCGCTGTTTCTCCGTATCACTGCGGACTAGCTCGGATGCCATGCCGGTTTTCTGTGCAACGTAGCTGCCGAAGTCCTCGATCTTGAATGACGTGGCAATTAGATCAGGCCCAGCGTTAGTTGCGACGAACTGCACCGCCTGCTGGAGTGACAGCAAATCCTCACCATCCTGAGCACGAGCGAGAGGGGATGTGAACTTAACGTCTACGTCCCTACCGTCTAGCTGGATCGGCATGATTAGTCCACGACGAGTCAGGATAGACACCACCCTCTTGAGAATGGGTATCAGAACCTCTGTCTGTAGCCGTCCAAAGGCAGAACCGATGCGCTTGGCTAGCTCTCTGCTTTCAATAGCTATCTCAGTAGCTGTACGGACAGGCCCAGCAGGGTCTCTCAGGTCATTGAATAGCGCCAACTTGATAGAGTTTTGCAGTTCAGTGATCTCGAACTGTGCTAGTCCTAGATTGGTGCCTGTATCCAGACGCATGATCGACGGGTTACTAGTGTTGTTCGACCCTACTGGGATGACTACGCCCGGTGCGATGGTCAGGTTGTAGGGGTTGGTCACACCATCATCGGTGGCCGTGTACATACCAGCCAAGTCGATAGCAGCCTTCTGCAATACGAACTCTTTGGCCTTGTTCAAGCTTCGCACATCGGGCAGACATTGCATCGCAGGCCCACGACCACGCACTTCACCAGCCACCTTCGTGTATCGACCAGTTACCCAAGGCGATGTTTCACCGAAATCCTCAATCCATGAGAACCGATCCTCTCCATTTACCCACAGACAACCGTAGTA